AAGAAGAAAAGAAAGAGGAGAAGAAGGAAGAAAAGAAAAAAGAGGAGAAGAAGAAATCCGTAGCAAATCCAATGATGTTAGCATCTGATTTGGCTGGTACGGAAGATATGGAAGGAAGATATGCTGTAATGATGAGTGTAGGTGTTTCCAAATCATCTCTTATGGGTGACAAATCATATTCAGCTACTGCACTTATTTGGAGTACCTTAAACCAATTTGCATTGAGCGCTGGTGTGACTAAGATGGATTTTGAGGAAGGTAAATTAAATGCGATACATTCATACGGAAGTACATTTGCGTACCTTAAAGGAACTCTAATGAACCTTAATGGGTACACCTATATCAAACCACATCCTAAGTACGGAACATTTGGTTATAATGTGGGTGTAATTACCTTAATGATGCCTAAAATGGGTGAGGGTGGTTATGATGTATCACTAAGTGCATCCGCAGTAGGATTTTGGATGAAACCATTTCAGTATAGTAGAAAGGTTACCCTAACACCTCAATTATTCTTAATGCAATCACCAATAGCTTGGAATACAATGACTGGAAATAGTTCGGTAACTAGAACGCCAGGTGCAATTGTAGGATTAGGATATGATTACAAAATAAGTAAAAGATTTGCATTATCTACATCATATAGAGGTGCTATGACATTTGAACCCAATTTTAATTTACTACATAACTTCCAAATTGGTTCAAAGATGTTATTTTAGAATAACTGAATATTTATACACATAAAATAATATATTATGAAAAAATTGTTGAACTTTAAAAACATTGCTATTGCGGCATTGGTTATTTACATCCTTTTACAATGGTTTAATCCAGGTGGAGTAATGCCAGGTGGAAGAACTATCCGTATTGAGGGTAAAAAGTATGAAGTAATTAAGCACGAAATCGATACGGTTGATATTGTAAAGACTAAAGTGGTAACTAAGAAAGGTGAAGATATCTATCACGAAACAATCGTTGAAAAAGAAGTAATCATCCCAGCGGTAATTGATACTGCAGCATTATTAAAAGATTATTACTCAAAAGTATTATATAAGGATGTGTTAGTATTGCCTGATTCATTAGGAACTGTGGCTGTAACTGATACAATCTCACAAAACAAAATCTTAGGTAGAACTTTCAACGCAAGTGTTAAACAAAGAACTATTAAAGAAACTATGATTGTTAAAGAGCCTGCAAAAACTCAATTATATTATGGTTTGAATGCTGGGTTTAATAAAGAAGATTATGTATCAGCAGTTGGAGCTGGTTTGATTCTTAAAACTAAAAAGGATAAAATCTACAACTTAAACATTGGTGTAAACAATAGAACTGTTGATGGAACTAATGGTTCATTCTCACCTTATGTTGGATTTGGTACATATTGGAAAATTAAAGTAAAGAAATAATATGATAAAATTAATGGGTATTGTAACCGGAAAACCTAAAGTAAACGAAGTAAAGGATACTACGCAAATTATAGAGAAAATAGCTAAATTGACTGATAGAAACGACCATACTGGTGCTGTAATCGAATTAGCAACATTTTTAAATAATACAAAGGCTCTTAAATTATTACAAGCAATTGAAACAATACATGATATTGAAGGTTCTATGCCATCCGAAGTTTCTAAATATAGAAGTAGTATCCTAAAAGATTTGACAGATAAATTCAAATCAAAATACGGAGATGATGCGGCAAAACAATTAAATAAAGCGTTTTAATATGATAAAGCTAAAAGATTTATTAAACGAAGAAAAGCCGGGTTTATGGGCAAACATTAGAGCTAAGAAAGCTAGAGGTGAAAAACCTGCACATGGAAATTCTGAGGCACATAAAGATGCAGTTAAGGCTGGTAAGGAAATAAATAAAGAAGTAACTCTTACTGAAAAGAAATACTATGTAACGTACAACTTAGGTAGAGGTAGGGGAAAAGATTTAGAAAAGGAATTTGACCAAAAAACATTTAAGACAACTAATAAGCCAAAAGTATTTAATTCATATAACGATGCTAAAAAATACGCTGAAAAAATGGAAAAGATGTTCCAACATTCAATCGGAGGTGGAACGGCATATTGGGTATCGGATGAAAAAATGAATCCAATAAAAGAAGCAAAATCAGATTACGAAGTATATCACAAATCATACACATCAGCTATCAACGCAGCTAAAGAATACGCAGAGAAAAAAGGATACGAAATAAATGATGATGATTCTTTCAGACAAATAGGAATGGGTCCTAGAAAACCATCGGAAGGCAAGACTAATAAATTTAGTATTGAACTATCTAAAGATGGTAAGGTACAAAGAAAGAAACTTCAGATTCAGGTTTATGGTATGAGAAACTCATACGAATTGAACGCATACATCCAATAAAAAAATGAAACTTACAGAGTGCATTATTGTTTCTAAAGAAATAAATGATAAGTTTATCTTAGCTAAAAATAGAGATAGAGCTTATAATCCATCTTTAGAAATTGTACACACTATCATTGATGGTGTTGAAGTTGCATATCTACATGATTTAGTAACCGATTGGAGTGAGGGTTTGAACGAAAAAGGTATTGGTGTGGTGAACTCAGCATTACTTGTAGGACATGATGAAGCTGAGCATAAGATTGTAAAGAAAGGTGGTAAACCTGGACCTGATGGTGATAAGATGAGAAATATCATCAAACAACCTACTCTAATGAAAGCTGTAAAAGCAGCACTACAATATAAGGGTAAGAGTGGATTATCTCTTAAAGGTCATACATTTGTATCATCTCCAAAACATATGGTTAGTATTGAAACTACATCAAAGCATAAGCCGGATGTTAAACTTCAAAACTCCGAATCACCCGTTGTTCGTACAAATCACGGACACATGTTTACCGATGCTGGATATACGCATGGTGAGAAATACCTAAGTTCAAAAATGAGAAAGATATCTGCTGAGAAATCAATTGATAAAGTGGAAGATTGGAAACAAATAGCACAAGCTATGAGAAAGGAATACTTCCCAAAAAGACCTCAATTGAATATGAAAAGAGATACGGAAGAAATGTCTACATCATCTCAAACTGTAATGAACCTAACCGATAAGGTATTACAAATAACTTACTTTAAGAACAAAGTAAACGAATTCAAAGGTATTAATAGACAACTGCCTGAAGGATATCAACCTAAGATTACAATCGAAGTAATCCCAGTTTAATTTCAACATTTTAATAGAATCATATTTATATACATACAAAATGTAAATATATTAATATGTCAACTGAATTCGAATTATTTAAAGGAAAGAATTTAAGCTCTCTTTTCGAAGATATCTATAATAACCAACTTTCAAAAAAATCAAAAATAAGTTCTCTAATAGAGGAACTTAAAAAGATGATTAAACACTCTGGTGATGTGGCATCTGTAGGACCTATCCTATCTTCACTAATTGATAGTTCAGTAAAGAACGATGACCAATTGGTTAAGTTAGCAACAATTGCAACTAAGATTATTGCATCTGAAAAGAAAGCAGAAGGGCAGGATGGTTTCCTAACGGAATTTGAGAAAAACCAATTATTGCAAGATTTAGAAGATACCAAAGCAGAAGTTGAAAGAGTGGATGATTTGGAATTTGAGTTGGAAGATTTAAAAAAGAAAATGAAATAATATGGGATTACAAAATGCAAGTGTTTCAAATGCTCTGAATAATAGATTTGGTACTAAAGATACTACTTTATCTAGATTTGGTGTAGTTTATTCTGTAATATTAGATGAAACCCATCCGAAAATAAAACAATCACCAAATGATTCATTTGATTCAAGAATAGTTGGATGTGTTGAATTTAGATATCAAAATGATTTCACTACAAATGATAGAGATTTACCATTAGCATATCCATTTGATAAAAATTTTGTAAACCTACCAACAAAAAATGAAGTTGTAGAAATAATTCAATCAAACGCTGGGCCTATATTGTATAAAAGAATAGGTGCAGAACCATCACCAAATATAAATGCACAATCTACTTTAATAAGTAGTGTATTTGCACCAGGTTCTACACAATCTCCAGAGAAAACTACATCAGATTATTCCAAAGTTTCACAAACAGGTATAACAAAAACAAACACATCTGGTAATTTAAAATATGATGGATATGGAAAATACTTTAAAGCTGAAAAAACTCATAAATTAAAACTATATGAAGGTGATACGTTAGTACAGAGTAGATTTGGACAATCAATAAGATTTTCGGCATATAATAATGAAAAAAATATATATTCACCTGTTATTCTTATTAGAAATTCACAAAATGAAATATCTAAAAAGCAAGATATATCAACAATTGTTGAGGAAGATATAAATAGAGATGGTAGTACAATAGCAATAACATCAAATCAATATCAATTACCATTCCAACCGGGAACAGTATCCGATAAAGGTTCATCTGATTTTGAAACAAAACCAAATACATTCAAATCATATCCATCCAAACTAATAGGAGACCAGGTATTAATTAATTCTGGTAGAATAATATTATCAGCAAGAAATGCTGAAATGATATTCTACTCAAAAAAAAATTATGGGTTTATTTCAGATGGTGCAATGTCAATAGATAATAAGCTTGGTATAAACGTAAATGTAAACGATACAATTGATGTAAAAACAAATGATAGGGATATAAGACTTGTTACTGGTACTGGTAGAATATATTTGGGTAGATATGGAGCTTCTGGTGATGCTGGTGCCCCTATACAAAAAATGGTAATGGGTGGTGAGTTGGTTAAAATCCTAAAAGATTTAATAGATGCTGTAACTAAACAACAATATGCAACCCCTTGTGGACCTACTGCATTAGGACCAACTAATTTAGCAGATTTTAATTTAATAAAAACAAAATTAAATCAAATTCTATCAAACAACAATTATTTAAGTAGATAATGTGGGCAATCTATAAAGTAAACATGCTAAGAAAGATGTCCAGTGGGGCATTTGCAAAAGATATAGATGGTTTTGCAATATCATTTGCCGATGAATTTGATGCGTGTATAAAAAGAGGAGGAGACTTAATCAACGGATGTAATGTAGTAAATGGTAATAAACAAGCTTTAATTTTAGGAATAAAGGATGCATTAAAAAAAGGACAAAGTGCTGGTATTGGTAATTTTAATTTGTTAAATGAATTAGGACCTGCAATAGTTGCATATTGGTCTGGTGCAACATTATCACCATATCCAAATCCTTTGGTAAAACCGGGAGGTTGGCAAAGTACACCACCTGCAATTGGTACTGTTTTAAATTTAGGACCAGAACCAATACAAACCGCCGCATCTGCTGCAAAAATAACTGCTGAAAAAACTGCAACCAAAATAGCAATAGATGAATTAAAAAAACAAAAGATAAATATTCCTCCTTTGGGTGAAGTTAATATATACGATACTGTTGAAAAGATATTAGCTAAAAAAATAAATGACCCACAAATATTAGCACATCCCGCAATATACCCAGCCGTACTATTGGTTAAGTTAGCAAGAGAAACTAAAATACCTTCTCCAAATTTAGCGTTAAAACCTGGTAATTTTATAAAATTTCCACCACTTCCAGATAGAAAAAAATTAATAGAGGAAGCAAAGAAAAAATTAGAGGAAGAAGCTGAAAAACAAATAAAAGAGCAAATCAAAAAACAAATAATAGAACCTGTAAAGGAAGCAATACTTACGCCAATAGAACAGGCAATAGAACAGGCAATAGCAATAGCTAATACAGTTAGACCTTTACCAACCAAAGCTCAAATAAAAAAATATGTTAAGGATACGTTTGAAGGTATAATACCTGATTTACAATTACCTGGTATAACAATACCAAAAATACCAACTAAAGCAGAAATTGAAAAAATTGTAAATGATATAATAGCAGGATATATACCAAATATACCAAATCTAAAATTACCAAAAATACCAACCAAAGAGGAAATAAAAGCTATGGTATATGAGATGATTAAAGATAAAATCCCACAAATACCAAATTTTAATATAGTCCTTCCTAGTTTGTATTTTAAACCAAGTTCAAACATTTTAATAAATCCGTTGGTTAATTATTGTAAAACGCAAATGCTAACAACTGGTGGTATAATAAATGTATTAGCACAATATCCACCACCAGCAATACCAGCACCAGCTATTATTAAATGGGATGGATATAGAGTTCCTGATGGACCTCCTGTACCTGATATACCAATACCACCGGCATTTCCATCAAATATACCATTACCAGATACTTCAAAATTAATAACAGAATTACCTAAAATTAAATTAGAAGTACCTAAATTTGAAGTACCTTCGTTGGGTAGTGTGGCATCTATAATAACAATATAAGTGACAAACCTGTATTAATTCCCAAAAATAATCTAATCAAATATTTATAAACATAACAAACAAGACAATATGGATACTGATAAACTATTAAAGGCTATTCAGATTCTTATTAAAGAGGAGCTTAAAGAGCAATTACCTGCTTTAATTAAGGAAGGTGTGAAAGCCGAAATGAAAAAAATGTTAGCAGAGATTAAACAACCAGCTAAACCAAAAACTACTGGATTATCAATGGCAAAAGCTATGATGGAAGATGAATTGATAGAAGAATCGGTTCAAATGAATGCATCCGCAAAGCAATTTAGTAAAAACCCAATGATTAATCAAATTCTAAATGAAACCGCAATGGCACCAAAAAGTTCTGGAGATGGTTATAGAACGATGAGTTTTGGGCAGGGAGACATGGGTTCGATTGTAGGTAGAACAGCAATAGCTGAAAAAATGGGATATGGTGATTTAGCAAAAGGACCTTCTCCAACTGGATTGGGTGTAAACACTGGTGTACCTGAATTAGATAAAGCATTGAATAGAGATTATTCTGAACTTGTTAAAAGATTTAAAAAGTAATATAAAATGGCAGTACCTTTAGGACAGGAATTAGTAGTTGATAGTAAACAATTTTCTGACTATGCTATTGGAATAACACTTCCAATACAAATAGGTAATACTGCTTTTAATCAAACTTTTTACACAATAGACCAAGCAAGAACTAATATAAAAAATTTACTATTAACAAAAAGAGGAGAAAGATTAATGCAACCTCAATTCGGAAGTGGGTTACAGGAGTTTTTATTTGAACCGATTACTGATGAAATTGCCGATAGGATTGAATCTGAAATACTAAATACAATAGCACTTTGGTTACCATATATAACTGTAAATTCAATTGAAGTAGATACTACATCAGATAGGGAACAAAGCACTATTAATTTAAATCTATCATTTTCGGTTGCAAATGGTACAGCAAATACAAATAATACTACAATTAGATTTCAACAATAAAAGATAGATGAACAAAAATTTTAAAAATAGAGGAAAGGATATAAAGTACTTAAATAAAGATTTTGGTGCGTTTAAAAATAATCTAGTAGATTATGCCAAAACTTATTTTCCAAAAACTTACTCCGATTTTAGCGAAGCTTCTCCTGGTATGATGTTCATAGAAATGGCAGCATATATAGGCGATGTTATGGGATTTTATATAGATGATACTTTGAAAGAATCATTGATGCCATACGCTGAAGATATAAACAGTGTAATTACACTATCTCAACAATTGGGTTATGTACCAAAAGTAACATCCCCAGCAATTACAACATTATCTGTATATCAATTAGTTCCATCGGTTGGTAATGGAGCGGCTAATGCACCTGATTCAAAATATTATTTAAGAATCAAAGAAGGTATGCAAGTTGAAAGTGCAAACAATATAAATTTCTTAACAACAGATGTTGTAGATTTTGCAGATGAAACAAATAGAGAGATAGCAGTTTATCAAACCGATTCTATAACAAAAGAACCAACATTCTATTTAATTAAAAAATATGTTCAAGCTATATCTGCAACTGTTAAATCTGCTGAATTTACATTTGGTAATTATCAAGCTTATCAAACGATAGATTTACTTGATACTAATATTATTCAAATATATGATGTTAGGGATAGTGATAATAACAAATGGTATGAAGTTCCGTATTTAGCACAAGAAATGGTATTCATTGATTATCCAAATACAGAAGCAAATGATCCTGAATTAGTTCAATTCAAAGAATCTGTACCATTTATTTTGAAAACTATAAAAACTCCAAAAAGATTTACTGTAAGTGTGAATCCAAATGGTACAAAATCAATTCAATTTGGAGCTGGTGACCCATCAGCATCTGATGAACAATTAATTCCAAATCTTAAAAACGTAGGATTGGGATTACCAAATTCAATAAGTAGATTAGAAGAATCATTTGACCCAACAAACTTTTTGAAAACAAAAACATATGGTACATCACCAGCAAACACAACCATAACTGTAAAATATTATGTTGGTGGTGGTGTTGAATCAAATACTCCAAAAAATACATTAATAAGATTAGGAACGTATGAATTGGATAACGATGTATCAACATATACAGAAGCTCAAAAAGCAGTTTTTAATTCAATAAAAAATTCAATAGGAGTTGATAATGAAATTCCTGCTGTTGGTGGTAGAGGTGGTGAAACTATTGAAGAAATAAGACAAAACGCATTAGCAAATTTTGGTTCACAAAATAGAGTAGTAACTGCAAAAGATTATCAAGTAAGAGCTTTATCATTAAATCCAAAATATGGTTCTATTGCAAAAGCATTCGCTATAGCTGATGGTAAATTAGATAATAATTCACCGGCATCTATATTAGCATCTCCAAATAACTTACAAGAGTTTACGGATTTGGTTATGTCATTTGTTAAAAAGCCTGATAACGAAGAACCAACGGAGGGAAGTGTTAAAAGTGATATCCAAAAATTTTTAATAGGAAAAACAACAAATATGGATGAGAAAAACAATCCATTTGCTGTAAACTTATATTTGCTTGGGTATGATAACGAAGGACATTTAACTGAACTTAATATGGCAGTTAAAGAAAATCTTAAAACATATTTAAATGAATATAAAATATTAACCGATGGTGTTAATATAAGTGATGGTTTTGTTATAAATATTGCACTGGATTTTGAAATAAAAGTTTATAACAATTATAATAAGAGTGAAGTTTTAGTTAATTGTATAAATGAATTAAAAGATTATTTTACAACAGACAATTGGACATTCAACCAAACAATAAACATAGGTGAAGTTGAACTAATTATAGCAAATGTTGATGGTGTATCGTCTGTTGCTAAAGTTGAATTTACAAATAAATGCGGAGACCCATACTCTCCAAATCAATATAATATAGCAGGGGCAACTAAAGATAAGATTATATATCCATCGTTAGACCCTTCGGTTTTCGAAATTAAATTTCCGAATTCGGATATAAGAGGGAGGGTTAAATAATGTATAGCTTTTTAACAGCATCAAAAGATGCAACGATTTACTTACAGCAACCCAATCAAAATACTGGGTTGGATGAAATATTAGAAGTAAGTAAAATTTATTATGGCAGTGTAAAAGATATATCAAGATCTTTGATAAAGTTTGATATATCCTATATTTCGCAATCACTAATAAATCAAACTGCACGTTTGGAAGAAGTTTCACTTATAATGAAAGAAACTCAAAGTGAAGAAATTCCACTTGATTACACATTATATGCTTATCCTATTTCCGGAAGTTGGGAAATGGGTATTGGTACTCGATTTGATGAAATATCAACAATGGGAGTTACTTGGAGAAATAGAGAAGGCGATTCCAAACTTAAATGGTTGATAGATACTACCACAGATGGTATAACTACAAACTTTGCAGCAGGTTCTACTGGTTCGTATTCTGGATATGGTGGAGTTTGGTATACTGGATATACAGCTGAACAAAATTATTCATACAATACGGCGGATATACATATGGATATAGAACTTATGTTGAAAGGTTGGTTGAGTGGCTCTATACCAAACGATGGAATTATAGTTAAATTTTCAGATGATACCGAAACTGATAATAATGATTATGGTATAGTTAGATTATTTGGTAAAGAAACGCATACCATATATCAGCCAAAAATAAGAATTGGGTGGGATGACCAAACATTTGTAACTCAATCATTAGAACCATTGGTATCTAACGAAATTAAAGTAACAGTTACTAATTTAAATAAAGAATATAAAGTAAATTCAAAACCAATTATAAAAATATTTGCTAGAGAATTATATCCATTGAAAACATTTAGTTCTAACTTTAGATATAAAACTGTAAAGTATTTACCACAAACAACTTATTATCAAATTAAAGATTTGGATACGCAGGATGTAATAATACCATTTTCGGAATTTTCAAAAGTTAGTTGTAATAATAATGGTAATTTTATTCAACTTGATTTGACAAATTGGGAAACTGATAGGGTATATAGTATTGAAATAAAGGTTGATAATAATGGTAATGTTCAATATTTTGATGATGATTTAACATTTAGTGTTGTAAAATAAAAAAATGAATACTGGTTTAAAAAACGAAAAATTAGTTGGCAAAATTTTAGTGAGTGGTTCATCTGCACTAAAACCTAAAAATAATGGTATCAATTTATTTGAAGAATTGAGTACCGATGATGGGGTAGTGTCTTCTAAATTACTTAAACCAAAGTATAATAAAGAGCAATTAATAAAATCCATAGATACCACAATTATAGAACTTATACCAGTTGAAGTTCCTGAACTTCCTGATATGGTACTTCGTTCTATATGGTTGGAAGCACTTGCTGAAATCGAAATAAGAGATAACGAAATACGAAGATTGAATGGTATCATTTCTGGATTGGAAGCTAGAATTTTAGAATTAGAAGCAGAATTAGAAAATTTAAGAATTGAACTTGATTCTCAAAAAATATTATCAGCAACATACCAAAACCAAAATCAATTATCAGTAACAAGAGTACAACAATCAATTGGTGATTTGCAAAACTCTTTACAAAAAGCAACAGCTGAAGCAATACAAAGAGTTTCTTTAACTGCTAGAGTTGAATCTTTATTTGAAGAAAATAAAAGATTAAAAGATGTATTAGAAGGTAAGCAAGCTAAACAAGCGGAAGGTGCTAAAGTTGGTATGGATTTTTCAATTAAAGTTATTACTAAGGGTGATGCAGCAAGTCAAGACGATTTGATATTTAATGCTAGAGCTAAAGATGATGGTAGAGGTAAGTGGATTAATGGACCTGATATAGAATTATATAATTTTAGTAGTGAAGAAGTAACAATTAGCTTTACACAAACTGGAGAAGTTAAAGGTATAATAAACCCAGTAAGTTCTGTTACATTAAAACCAAAACAAACATCTAAAATTACGTTAAAAACAAATGATGATAAGGTAGATGATTTTGCACCATCTGCTGGTGTTGGACTTACTGGTGATAAAACATATAGAGGTTCATTTGTAGCAAAATCAAATAAATCAACACTAAATCTTTCTATACAATTACAAAAACAAAGAGGAAACCAATTCTGATAATAAAAAATTATGGCATTACAAAATTTTAAAGATATTATTAACAATAAGGCGTATCGTATTCAATCGAAGGATAGAGAAATTTTTGAAAAAGGAAATTTACAATCTTTCTTTGGGTTTAGTGATAAGGACGTTATTGAGTTTATAGTATATGATGCTAATGATAATCAACTACCTCAAAAAGACTGGGGAATAGTTAGATATATACCAATGACAGATGAAAATATAGGAGATTATTTTTTAATAGCAGACGGTACTATTTTACAAGCTTACAACTTTCCAAATGAATACTTTATTGATATTGAAAGACTCTTAAATGAAGCTGGTTATGAAAATGGTATATTTAAAACACAAATAAATTTACTTAATAATAGAGTAGGTAGTTCTCAAAAGTTTGATAAATTATGGATATCGGAAGTATCTCCATCTAGAACTGAAATAAGAGTGTTTCCATTAAAAAGAAAGGAAACGGAAGGAACTGATTTGTTTGAAAGATTTAATATATTTGTTAAAGATGGTGAATTTAGAGAAGATACAATCAACTCTGCATTATCTATTATAGAAAAGGTATCACCGCAACAAGTTGCAAGTGCACTATCTACCAAATATGGAAAAAATTGGGTTGATAAATTAAGGAGTGAATACAACATTACAAATTTAGAATTATTTTTAAATAACGTACAAAGTAAATTTGTACAAGCATCCTTATATGAATTTACAAATAGGATTTCAGACCCATTAGATTTGAATTATGGTAAACCAAAAAGAACAAAACCAAAGTTGGATTTATCAAAAACAAATATTAAACAAAAATGTGTAGACCTTTATATAAGAGCTTTGGATTTTTATTTATCAAGACCAGCTTTTGTACAAAATAGTAGTTTTGATTTGGATACCGATTCAAGTAAAGATATAGTTGGACAAGTATTACAAAGAACACAATCAGATTCACTTATAGATACTACTTCTCCTACAGTTAAAGTAACAAAAGTTACAAAACCAAATATAAGTAGTTCTGAAATACAACTTAAATCTGAAATAATTAAAGAATTACCACCACCACCTCCACCTACACCGGTAGTTGGCCCACCACCACCATTTAACCCTGAAATAGGAGGAGGAAATAATTCTGGAAAAAATTATTACCAAATTAGAGTAACAAGAATGGGAATTCCTGCTACACTTGAACAAAGTGCTTTTACATTTATAAATTCAAATGGGCAGCAAGAAACTATACAATATGATGGATATGGTTTGGTTGGTGTATATTGTATGTTAGATGGTTCTTGGCAAAATGGGTCATATTATTTATATGAACTAACTCAAGTTGGTTTATGTGGACCTGCAAACAATAATAAAGATTTGATAGATGTTATTGATTACAAAACACCACAAGATACAATACAAAAACCAACGGAGTTTATAACACCAGATGGATTACCAAATGTAAGTATTGTAAATGATACTAAATATGTGGACACGGTTGTAAATAATGATAATTACAATAGAAATGACTTTATGAATGATAGAGCAATGGCTGATACACCTAATAGAATTAACGAATTATAATATTTAGTATTAATGGCAACCATATTTAAAAATATATTGAATAAGATAAAAGCAAACGCTAGTGAAGTTGGTAAAACGGTTGCTAAAGGAGCTGGAATTTTTGGGAAACGAAGTGCAAAAACAAAAGTTACCGGTGAAAACGAACCAAGAATATTTAGTGGTTTGCCTGTTGTGGGTGCAACTGCAGTTAGAAGCGCTGGTGGATTATTCTCATCTAGAGGAGCATCTGTTTCTGTTCAAAATAGTTCTGTTGAAGATATAGAAAATAAAATAACACAACCAATATTTTCAGATACTTTAGAAAAATTACCACCACCCATTGTTAATAGAGACCCTAATTATTTAGGTACTGAAAACGCAGATATACAAAATAGATTTAGAATTTTTTCAAATATAAAGGGAGCAAGTATATTTGTAAATGGTGAAAATACATTTAAAGAAACTCCAAATAGTTTAAACTTTTTCTTTTCCGATATACTAAAAGATGGGCAAAAAGTAATAACTTTAGAGAAGCAAGGATATGTTGCGGAAGAATCTTATGTAATAAATGTAATATCTAATAGAAGTGAAGCAGATGAATTTATACAACCAGAACCAATAGATTATAGTATTCAAGGTTATGATTCCTTTTTTAGAAGAAATGATGTAACTGCAAGAGATTCTATTTTTAAACCTAATTTAGCTTATTCATCAAAACCAAGATATCTATTCAATGTAACAAAAATTGTTGGTACTCAAACTGAAATTTTAGAAATAGATGATGCGCAATTCAAAAGCTTACAATTTACTTTAAATACAAAAAAAGAAGATGTACCAACCGAAGAAGATAAAAATGATATAACTGTTGAAGTTTCGGCAAAAAATCCATTAGCTGTAAAAGTAACTATAATAAGGTCAGGAATAAATCTAATTAGAGGTTCACAGGCTTTACCTATTACACTACAAGCTGGACTTAATAAAATAAGTGCACCTAAAAATTCTAAAATAAAAATAGAATCTGCAGATTTAACATCATATAGAATAACTGAAATAGCTGCTTCTGGTAAAACAACTAATTACGAAACACAAAAAGCATCAAATTCCACAAGTTTATCAACTACGTTAGATTTGTTGGAAGATATATCATTTGGCGTAACTACGGAAGATTTGGAGGTAATAGTATTGGATATACCAACTATAAAATTAAACAATCCTTCTGTAGATAGAATATACAACAAAAATACTAATACTGGATTACCAATTGGTATAACTAAAACTGGAACATTAACTAGATTAGTTGCATATGTAAATAATAAAGAATTTAACTTTAGTGATTTAGGAAATACAAACGGAAGTGGTGAAGCCAATTTAGGAATCGTAATACCAGCTAATGTTATAACTACAGTAGGTAGATATAAAGTTGTATTAATACCATATAATGTAAATAATGCAGGTGAATCAATTGAAATTTTATATAATGTAGTTGATGATGTATTTGTTGAGGTTCCTGATATATTTGATATAACATATCCAAGTGAAATACAAGCAGCAGATTACGTTGGTACTGATGTAAATTTCAAAATAAAATTTGATTCAAAGAATACAACATACGTTAGAATATACTTTGGAGAAGCTTGGCAACAAATACCTGCATCAGGAGAATATCAATTAAATGTACAACAAGCATTAGATTTACTTAATAAAAAATATACAGAAAGTGAAACTGATATAAACTTTTCTCTTAAATTAATACCATATAACACATCTGGTAAAGAAGTAGTTGAGGGAAAATCGGAAATAATATCAATTAAATTTAATAAAGGAAAATTATTTGTACCTAGAGCAGTAGCAATTAATAGAATAACAGATTCATTTAAATCCTTATTAGATTTTGTTGAAGCTGAGGATGAATCATCTAAATACTTAACTCACTTATTACATCTTGGTAATGGTAATAATAAAGTTATTACAACTTGGACTGGTAGCAAGGATTCACTAATTTTAAAATTATATGAACCAATTGGAACTGATATACAACCAAATGATTTGGTATGGATTTCAAAACCACAAGCAAATCCAATAATTGAAACTGTAACTTTAGTTTCAAATCCACAAACGCAATGTAATTCATTAAAAGGACCTAATTTTTTATTGGAGATTGATAATGGTATTGGTTGGTCTGTGTATGATGAGTTAATATCAAATGGTTCTGAAACATCTACACAATTAGTAAATAAAATAGCAAGTGGGTCTAAAATAGATACTACTAAATTAGATATATTATATGTAAGTGGTTCTGAATTACTATTTCAAAATTTTGTAAATTATAGTTCGGCTGAAGAAAGAGTTAATAATTTTTACTATAAAGTTCAATTAGTAGAAGCATATCAATCTAAGTACAATTCTATAATGAGTGGTTCTGGTGGAACTTCATCAGATGTATATAATAATGCACAAAGATACAAAGATTCTATAAATGAGATAGTTAATAACTTTGATGGGTTTGAAAACTTTTTATATACAGACACAGAATATGATACAACTATATCATATCCAAAAGATGTAAATGGTAATTTAAAACCATCTACTCATATTGATTCTGTGGCTTGGTTGGATTATATAAGTTCTTTATCAAATTATTACGATAGAGATAATCCAAACTACTTAGTAAACAACATACCTGAATTTATAAAAGAAGATTATAATAACGAAGATTTTTTCCTATTTTTAAATATGATAGGAAATCACTTTGATATTTTGTGGATGTATATAAATGCATTTGCAAGAAATAAAATATCTCACCATAAAAAGAATTTAGGTGTTATAGATGATATGGTATTCCATATGTTAGAAAGTTTTGGTTGGGATACTAAAAAAGCATTCGATTCTCAATTCCTTTGGGAATATGCATTTGGTTTAAATAAAGATGGTTCTCAGAAATACGGAATATCTTTAGCAGATGCTAATCAAGAAGTATGGAGAAGAATTTTAAATAACTTACCATACCTATTGAAACATAAAGGTACTGCTAGAGCTATGAAAGCTATTATGGCTTGTTATGGTGTACCACAATCTATGTTGACAATAATGGAGTTTGGTGGTCCACAAGACCCAACTCGTGGTGGTGTTACACAATTTACATTTGATGATAGAACGGCAGCTATAAATTTAAATGAACAATCTGCAATAAAAGTTCCTTGGCATGATTTCCAAACCGAAGGATATCCGAATTGTATAGAGTTAAGAGTACTACCATCTAAAATACCAAACACAATATACAATATTGTATCTGGTAGTGAATGGTCTTTAGACTTGGTAAGTACAACTGGTTCTTTTGCTAAATTAGAATTAAATTTTGGTGGAGATATAGCAGCATCTCCTTATATGGAAACTCCATTTATAAGCGCTTCTGTTTCAACTACATATTTTGATACATCAATTGAATATGTGCTTGGGCCTGATGTTAAAACAGGAAGTTTAGATTTTCCAATATCAACAGAGTACTATTCGAATATTGCTATCAATAGATATAATAGTCCTGGTACTGGATCTTGGTATGAAGTTTGGCTAGCAACTACTGACGGTCAAAGAATAATAACATCAGTTAGTATGTCTTTGTTTACATTGGATAGCCAATGGGAAACTGGTTCTACTTTACAAATAGGAGGTGGTGGATATGCTGGTAATGTGGATGAATTCCGTTTATGGAGAGTACCTCTACAAAAAAGTAAATTTAATAATCATACTCTATTCCCAGATGCAATTAATGGTAACTCATATACAGCATCAACTTCGGATTTAATATTCCGATTGGATTTTGAATATCCAAAAGATAGAACATTAGATAATAATATTAAAAACGTTGCTATAAATGATGCATACGGAGAACCATATGCATATGCACAAAACTTTTATTCAGCATCAACATATCCTTACCAATATGACCCATATGATAGAACTGTAACTGCAAATGTTCCATCTTCTGGATTTGGATATGGTAATAAGATTAGATTTGAAGACATTGAAATTGAATCTGGTAAAACTTTATCTCACAAAGCAAGAGCAACTAAAAAATCATTTGATAGAGCTCCAATAGATTCAAATCGTTTAGGATTATTTTTCTCTCCAATTAAGGAGTTAAATATGGATATCTTAAAAGCATTTGGTGATTTCAATATTGATAATTATATTGGTGACCCTAGAGATGAATATAAAGATGAGTATAGAGAACTGGATAAATTAAGAGAATACTATTTCCAAAGACTTGATAGAAATATAAATGAATATATTCAACTTGTTAGATATATTAATAAATCATTATTTGATGTATTGGAAGATGTTACTCCTGCTAGAGCAAAAATATCTAAAGGTTTATTAATTGAACCTCACTTTTTAGAAAGAAATAAAACCAAATGGATAAAACCAGTATCACAAAAGTTAGATTATGATAGTAGTATAAATGTTGATGAGAATAACAAAGTAGATTCTTCATATGAATCAAAAGATGCTGATTTAGATGCAACAAATTTAGTTGTATTTGATAATTCATACGATACATATGATACATCTTTGGATGCTACCGAAATTATCAATTTAGATGCAACAAATCCAAACTACGAATCAACAATAAATGCTATACCTGATAATTTAATAGAATCAACTTATCCAACATATCCACCAACTGGTTCGGTTAATATACAATGTTATTTTGAAGCGGAATTAATAGGACAGGCTGATAGTTTTAAATTTACTGAAATTGGTATGGATAAAAATTCATTATCTAATTTGGGATTTGGATTGTATGGAAAAAATGGAGTAGCTAGGGTTAGTAGTATTGATATATTTGGAAACAAAATATCAAGTAATCAAAACGTTTTCTTAGTAAAAGAGAAATATACAGAAAAAATACCAACACAAACTGGTGGATGGCCGGCAACAAATTCTGGTCAAATAGTATATGAGGATATAAAAATAGATAAATACAAATATAAAATATCTTTATTACCATTAGCCGCTGGAAATGAAGCAGGACCCGCTGTTGTTGATAATATTGTAGAAGTTACTCCTTTGCATGGATATTTCCCAACTCATTATAAATTTGTTGGAAATCTAAGTGAAGGATTACAAAGGTCTTACTACAAAGGGTCAGTTCAATCAATAGCAACAACACCAGATGGTTTAGACCCAGTAGAAACATTCACTACAAATCCTAATATTCTTAAAGTTGCTAAGACTGGTAGAGGTAGTGGTGAACCGATACTTGAAGTAGATTAAGATGAAAATATTAATTGGTTATATTTATTTTAGAAATACGTTTAAAAAAACAATAAAAAATGGCATATTTAGATAACACCGAAATTACGGTAGATGCAATTCTTACCAAAAAGGGAAGACAAAAATTAGCATCAGGTCAACGTCTTGACATTACAAAGTTCGCTTTGGGTGATGATGAGATTGATTATACATTATATGAGCCAGCACACCCAAAAGGTTCGGCTTATTACGATTCAGCAATTAGAGCAATTCCTGTAACGGAAGCATCGCCTGATGAAACTCAAGTATTGAGATACAAATTGGTTACATTACCAAAAGGTACAACTAAAATACCTGTTGTAGCATTGGGTATAAACCAAATTGGAGTTTATCAATATGAAGGTGGTGTGGCAATGACACCTACAACTTCACCTGCTGGAAATCAAAACACAGGATATACAGTAGTATTGGCAAATCAAAATGCTGGTACATTAACTGTGACAAGAGGAGCTAACGCAGTTGGTTCTGTTCCTGTATTCTTAGGTGAAGAAGTAACAACAACAGCACAAGTAGTAAGTGGTTTAGAATTTAGATTTACACCAAATCCAAACCTAACAACTGATATTAGAACTACTATCACTGTGTATGGTAACGAAACGGGTGGTTCTCAAAGTATCCCTGTAACTGTAACATATAGACAACAATAATAAAAGTAACATAATATGGCAGAACAAATAACATCGCCCGAAATTACGGCGGCCTTACAAGAAGAAATAACTCGTACAGGTGGATTTGATTTAGATAATTTAATATCAAGAGTAAACGCAGTTTTACCTGCTGGAAAGCAAGTGGGTACTAACATTGGAGTTACTACTGGTGTATATAAAAGATTTGGTGATTTTGATAAAGTTAATGCTAAAGTTGAAGTAGTAACCACTGGTTTGTGGACTAATGATTCAGCATCATTAACATCATTTTACACCTCATCTACACAATCGCAAACAGCGGTTGGTAAATACTACTTTAATGTATTTGATGTTAATCCAACATCATCTGATTCAGAAGAAGTACAATTTGCAATAGCATATGGACATGTTTATGCTAGTGGTTCAGCAACATTGGATATTGATCCTGATTCTTTATTAGAAACAAAAGGAACATACGCTCAGTATAAATCAATGTTATTAGAACCAACTGATAATTTCTTCTCTTTTGATAATAGTTCTGCAATAGCAACAGATTCTAACGATATATACGTTATCAATGTAGCTAGAGCTAGATATAGAGAGCAAATGGATGCTGGTAACTGGTCATTAAAACTTTCTGGTACTAATGGAACATTTACTTTCATTGATGATAGTGGTAAGAAATTTGGCGATACATTGGGTAAAGCTGGTAGAGTATTTAAGATTGTATCTGGTTCTTTAAATTTAGGAACGCAAAATGATGCAACTGTTTATTCTGAAACAGCAGCAAATGGTTTAGGTTATGGTTTATTCTATCCTGATAGAGGTATATTGGTAATAAACCCAGCTGCAATAGCTAACACTGTTGGAAACGTTCCTACACAAACCGTATATACGGAGGATGGATTGTTTGTAATAAGTGGAAGTTTAGCTGGAAACTTAGGAACTGATAAAGCTCAATATAACCACGCTAGATTATATTCAGCTATTAAAGATGGAGCTGATTTTGATGCTCGTAGAACTGAAAATATTTCTACACAACATTTCTTTGTAAGAGCAACAAATAGAGAATTTAACTACTCAAATAATCCAACGTATGTAAATGCGGATGGTACATTTGCGGAAGTAACATTTAATACTGACCCACAAACTTTTGTAACAACTGTTGGATTGATGAATGATTCAAATGAATTGATAGCTGTGGCTAAAACATCTCAACCAATTGTTAAATCGTTTGATAGAGAAATATTGATAAAAGTTAAATTATCATTCTAATTACAATTTTTACTAATATAAAAGCCCCCTTCAATGGGGGTTTTTTATTTTAGAAATATTTATATAAAATCAAAGTAGATGTTAAAAGAAATTCCACAATCGGATATTATCGTAAGACCTTTCAAAGTTTATAAAGAATGGAGATTGGATGAAAATGATATTCCACCTATATATGGTGAAGATAATACTGGTACTTTTGTAGATTTGGATGGTGAGATACCAAGTAATGGAAAGAATAAAAAAGTGGTATATGCATCAATAAAATCACAATTTTATCTAAACTCAGCAACTGCTTCAATTTTGACTGAAGTTGGTAGGAGAATATCATATGCATCCACCAATGAAAGAAATTTAGAAAATGAATTAGTAGTAATATCAGTACCTCAACAATTTTACGGAGAAGGTATAAAGTACAACTCTGTAAGAATTGAGGATAACCAAACATCAAAAGTTTATACAGATGATGGTTATTCAAATTTATTAGATTCTACTGGAAGTATATGTGGTAATGTATTTTATGATAGAGGGTTGGTTGTATTATCAAAGGGAATTATATCTGGTTCAAGTATGGGCTCATTCTTTTTGGATTTCCGTTCAACCAAAACAATATATGAAAATGAAATATTCCTTTCTGTTTTAGAAAATGAATTTAATGTATCGCAAAACCCAACCGCAGTTTATGAAATTGGTGGTAAAGTTGAAAACGTAACAATAACAAATCCATATAAAACAGATGGTAGTACATTAACAAAAAAAGTATATACAGCCGGCACAAAATATATTAGAACTAATCAATATCCATTTACATCTTCATTAGATTCTACTAAAAATGCTAGTTTCGATGATTATTTGATAAGTGGTTCTGTTGACCCTACTGGTTCATATTTAGCGCCATATATTACAACTATTGGTTTATATGATGATGATTTGAATTTAGTTGCGATTGCTAAATTACCACAACCCATTAAGTCTTTACCTGATTATCCGTTGAACTTCATAATTAGGTTTGATACTTAAACAAAAAAATGTTATATTTATTACTATAAAACAATAACAAAATGGCAGATAAGAGCATTGTAAGTAAGAAAATACCATATCAGGGAGCAGTTGATACTAAAGGTATAGATAAAACACCAATAGAAGCAAGTGTATTTCCTTTTCCAAATTCTTTAGATTTATCTAAAGATGTAGCTAGAATAAAAAAAGGTAGAGGTGGTGACTTGGGTTCTAATTCAAGAGTACCTGCTCAATATGTGGGTGGATACAACGATATTAAGCCTTATAGCAAAGTGGTAAAAAAGAATCCATAATTAGATTAAATGTCTTGGAAATTTAATGGAAATATTGTTACAGAGGAAAACACACCGGAAGGTGCGGTTGGGTTTGTCTATAAAATGATACACATACCAACTGGTAGATTTTATATAGGGAAGAAATCCCTAAATCAGGTTCGAAGATTGAAGCCCCTTAAGGGCAAGACTAGAAAGAGAGTTGTTAGAAGTGCTTCCGATTGGGAGAAATACTATTCATCAAACGAATGGATTAAATCCGAAGTAAAAGAAGGTAGAGCTGGTGATTTTGAAAGAGAAATTATCCAGTTTTGCTTTTCCAAAAAATCCTTATCATATTACGAAATTAAATGGCAGTTTCATTACGATGTACTAGCCAATGACCAAGCAATAAACGAAAACCTTATGGGAAAATTCTTCCGTAGGGATATTATAAACTAAAGTTATGACAATACCTGAAATCGCTCATAAGTACGGAATCTCCGAAGCTTATTTAAACGCAAAAGATGATGCACTTCAAATAGCGGCAGCATCATTAGTAGACCTTAAAGGAATGGTAACAAATAATGTACCAAGAGAACAAATCGCTAACAAATTACAATTTTTAGCAGATTTCCTTTATGATGTAAAGAATTCTAACCATTAATTAGGTTATATCAGATAATTTTCGTATATTTGTGATAATAATATCCAAACTATGCTATCTGGTAGAAACAAATTACAAATAATCACAATATTAGATTCTACACTAGGTGTGGGTTCATCCCTTAAGGGAAATGAACAGGCCCATCATTGTCCTTTTTGTAATCACCACAAAAAGAAACTACAAATCAATTTAGATACTCAAAGATGGCATTGTTGGGTGTGTGACTCAAAGGGTAGAAGTATTTATTCACTACTCCGCAAACTCAATGTAGATATTAGAGACCTGAATAAGGTTAGAGATGTATATGGTGATGAGCCTGAATACGATTCTAAAGAGGAGTATGTAGCTAAGTTACAATTACCAAAAGAATTCAAACAATTATATTTCAAACCAACTGGGTCATTTAATCCATCATATAATCAGGCCATTCATTACCTAAGTAAAAGAGGTATTGCGAAAGCAGATATTGTAAAACATAATATTGGATATTGTGAAGATGGATTATATGGTGGTAGAGTAATCATTCCATCTTATGATGATGGTGGAGAACTTAATTACTTTGTAGCTCGTTCTTTTTATGAAGATGAACCATACAAATATAAGAATCCGCCAATTAGTAGAGATGTAATTGTATTTGAGAACCAAATTAATTGGAATGAACCGATTACGTTAGTGGAAGGAGTATTCGATTCATTTTCAGTAAAGAGAAATGTAATTCCATTGTTAGGTAAGTTTCTACTTAGCAAACTCAAAAACAAAATTATGGAAATGGGTGTTAAAGAGGTAACGATTATGTTAGACTCAGATGCCGTAGATGATTCAACTAAACATACTGAATGGTTTATAAATAATGGAATAAAAGTGCGTAATATAATACCAACTGATAAAGATGCTGGTGAAATGGGATTTAAAAAAGTAAACGAACTCCTAAAGGGAGCAAAACAAACTGGATGGGATGACTTAGTTCTATCCAAACTAAATAATATATGAGGTTAAAGAGAATTTATCACATTGCGGATATACACATTCGTAATATAAAAAGACACAAAGAGTTTAGAGAAGTATTTTACTCAATGTTTGAAGAAATACAAAAAAGAGGAACGGAAGATTCTATTATCTACTTAGCTGGTGATATCGCTCATGCTAAATTGGAAATGAGTCCTGAATTGGTAAGTGAGATTAGCTGGTTGTTTACGGAATGTAACAAACTATGTCCTACAATTGTAATCGCTGGTAATCACGATTGTAATATGAATAATTCGGACAGAATGGATGTACTTACCCCAATCGTTGATGCATTGAAATTACCAAACCTAACTTATTTAAGAGATACTCAAGTTTATGGTATTGGTGGGGTGGACTTTGCAGTATTCAGTATATTTGATAACAAAGATAATTGGCCAAAAGCTAATACACTATTTGCAAACAAAAAGATTGCACTATTTCACGGACCTGTTGATAACTCCACAACCGATGTAGGGTATGTGGTTAGTAGTAGACACTTTACAACTGATATATTTGATGGATATGATTTGGCCCTGTTAGGAGATATCCACAAAAGACAAGAGATGATATCACCAAGCGGATGTAAGGTGGTATATGCCGGTTCTTTGGTACAACAAAACTTCGGTGAAACCCTTGACAAGCACGGATTCTTAGTTTGGGATTTAGATACAATGACCTATGAGGAAGTTGATATCCAAAACGATTACGGATACTA